CCCAAGAATCGCGACAGTGACCTGATTCCCGGATGTGGCTCCTTCAAGGATGATGCCTCGGGCGTGGACGGTTGCCGAAGCTGAGAGGGTTGCGGTATCGCCGCTGATGGTAACCGACTTGCCGCGACCAGCCGAGTAGTCGGCGGCGGCAGTGAGGGCGATGACTGCTGCATCGCGGAGAAAGAGTGCACTCATGGTTTGATGATCTGATGCTGCGTTGCGGTTGGTTACTCAGCCGATGCGAGCTGAAAAAGTTCCGGCTTGTGCCGGGCAATGTGATCGTAGGCGTCGGCAAAGGACGCCTTGTTGGCGATCTGGTAGGTGCTGACCTCGGCGGCGATCAACTGGGCGCGTTCGGCGTCGGTCTTCGCTTTGGTCACCGGGGCGCGGCGTTCGTTGGCGTTGTGAATCTGACGCCCGTCCTCGTCGGCGTCCTTGCCCGCCTTCTTGTTGGCGATGATCGCGTCGAGGATCTTCACCGTGCCTGCTCGGTTGGCGACGAGTTGCGCTCGGAGGTCCTCGTCCTTCAGACCGAGCCCCTTGTACTTCACCACGTCAGCTTCGATGACGAGCTTTTCCGCCGCGTTCACTCGATTGGTGAGCACTTCGATCTCACCCCGGAGGCGGTTGCAGGTCTCCTCGTCCTTCCCGGGCGATGCCATCTTGGCCTTCGCGTTGGCAACTGCGGTTGTCACGGATGCGTCGTCCGCGTTGTCCGCGAGACCGAGCATGTTCAAGAGAAGGGATTTGTAGTCCATAGAGTGATCGGTTTCGTCGCTTCGTCGATTCGCCAGCGGCTGCATGCCCTTGATGTTCGGGTCATTCGTCAGCGCCAACCGGATGAACCTCCCTGGTCTCACCCTCGCGATTCCATCGGCGGTCTGTCCTACTTCTTCGCCGTTTGTCAACACTGGACTCACCATGCGGTAAATCCCGTTACTGATCTCCGCCGCGCCTTCGCTCGTCCATTTTGGCATCGCCCAAAGCCCGTCCTCGCGCTTCTCGATGTTCATCACCCACCCCGCCGCACGGGTTTCCTTGTCGGAGTAGTGGCTCAGATGATCGCGGTCGATGAGCAATCCCGGGAAGTTGCTCGCGGTCTTCTCCCGGTTGAACGCGGTCACGATTGCGTCGAGGGCCTTTTCGTCGATGACTTGGCTGAACTGCTTCCCATCCAGCGAACGACCGAGGAACTCGCCGATGCGGAGGACCTGAATCCAGTCTCCCGTGGGAACGAACTGGCCCTCCCGATTGAGGAGCGTCGGGGTTGCTTCGCCTACGATGTGGAGTCGATGTGTGCTCTTCATGCTCATGCCTTTCCTGCCAGTCCGTTGAGAAACTCCGTGCCCATGATGTCCTCCAGATACTCCGCCAGTTTCGTCTCGCGGTTCAGCGTGCGAAGCATTTCCGGGAACTCGTCGCGGATGCGGGCCAACCGTGCCTTACGCGAGTCGTCGCTCGGGTCCTCCATGGCCTGGGTGATCCGGTGAACGAACCTTTGCAGGTTCCGAGAAGCGATGCCGGTGAAGGCTTCGGCGATGGCCTGCCGGTTGGTCACCATCGACTCGTCGGGCTCTGGCTGTTCCTGACCCGGCATCGGTCCCTCTTCTGGTTCCTCGCCTTCCTCCAATGGCATCCCGATTGCCTCGCTGGCGATTTCTGGATCTATGGCGAAGCCTGCGCTCTTGGCGGTGCTGACCGCCTGGGCGCCCGTGAGGCTGACTCGCATCGCCGGATTGCTGAGCGACAGATAGGCAAGGTGCGGTTGGCCCGGGAATGCCATGTCCAGGCGCTTCTTCCCGATGCTCTTTTGGAGCACTTCGGCGATCTCTTCGGCTTCGCTGGCAACGATCTCGTCGAAAACGTCGGCGTGCTCTTCGGATGGGCCTTTCCCGATGCCGGTCGATGCGTCGGCAAGCATGGTCAGCTTCCCGCCCGTGGCGCACACGACAATCATGCTGTCCGAGTATTTCAAACGGTTCTCGAACTGGGCGCCGCTGCCGTTGGCGATCTCGGAGATGTTGACCCTGCACCCGGGAGGCAGGAACCCGCGCCCTCCGCTGATGATGCGCTCGAGAGTCGGTTGGTTTCGGTCGAACCAAGCCTGGTCCGCGTTCTCCGGTGACTCGCCGAAGATGTTCGGGATGCCGAACGTCTCGTTGAACGAATCCCAGTCCGCTTGACCGGCCTTCTTCCGGAGGAACTCTATTGCGATTGCCTCGTTGATCGGGTCCGTCACCTCCCGGATCACGAATCGGTCCAGTCTGATGGGTTCCCCTCGGGTCGTCGCGAGCGCGTCCTTGTTGTAAAGCCAATCGAGCGACGGGTACTGCTGGCACCAGTACCATTGATCGACGGGCTGAAGCCGAACCAAACGCCGATCTTTGAACACCCGCTCCAAGTGTGCGAAGCCTCGGAACGTGGCCAGCGACAGGAACCGAGTCGCTTCCGTTAGGTTGTCGATGCCGGCTATGAGGTCCTCAAGCTCGGTCTTCTGCGCGTCCGCCAGCGTCTCCATGCCGGCGTCTTCGTGGGCCTTCTCGTCGACCTCCACGGACCACGTGCACCGGCCAAGGGCGGACAGTCGGCGCTCTTTGACGGCGCGGAGCATCGGTTCACGGCGTTCGAGGAACGAGTAGGTCCATTGAAGATCGGAGTGAATCCCACGCTGGGAATCCTCCAACATGGCCGTCAACTGGACCGGGGTCAGTCCTCGAATCGGGTTGATCTGGTGCCGGGTTACCATCCGGCCAACGACATGGACGGTGCCGGGTGCCTGCTTCGAATCGCTACCGTTGACCCGCGCCGTTCCCGTGATCATGCCAGACGGGTCGCATGAAAACGGCCAACCCGTCAATGCAAGCGGCGCATCGCCCGGTTCGTTTCACCGATGGCCCCGCGCTTTGGAGGCAGCACCCACGGAGTTCCGAACGACTGGGTCAGCATGATGTAGAGCCCCGACACGGCGTCGACTTGGTCGTCGAATGCGCCCATCGGGAAGGCGTGAACCTCGGCGAGAAAATCCTCGTTCCACGCACCACGTAAGAGCGCCACCTTGCCGTTTCCGACGAGAGCGAACCACGGGAGGGCGCGGGTCAGCTTGTCGGTCTCCGCTCCGAACTCCCGGATGATGACGCCTTGAGGGGCCGAGTTGCGAAGCTCCTGGAAGGCTATCTTGAACCCGCCCACGGCTTCGACGCCAACCGGGATCATCTCGTTGGCGGCATGGGTGAGGATCGTTGGCTTGGCTTCGCCCCACGACTTCCTCCAGCGGTCCATGGCGGTGATGTAGAACGTCCCGTCCGATCCGATGCATCCCTTTGCGCCTGCCCAGAAATTCCCGACCTCGCTCTCGGATGCGGCAAGGTCCCAGTACCGCATGAATGTCCGGTCTTTCGGTATGGCGTTGTCGTCCACGATCCGGAAGGCGTTTCGGTCGACGACGTTGCCCTGAGCGGGAACCGGGTTTTGCTGGTACAGGCTACCGAACACGTACGGCCCGAGGGATCGGCGTTTCGATTCGAGGTCCGATGCCGGGAACCGCGACGGGAACAGCGCCTCCCCTGGCTGGCGTCGCAACGGGTCGTTCTCCTCAGCCAATGCTGGGAGCTTGTACTGGTGCCAAACCTCCTTCTCTCCACCGCCATCGCGGAGCTCCGTTTGCCTGCCCGGCTCGAGCAAACGCCCAACGAGGTCGTCCACGTGCCATCGGGTCATGATGATGACGACGATACCACCCGGGGAGAGCCGCGTCATGGCAACCGACATGAACCAATCCCACACCCGTTGACGTTGGGTGGCCGAGTGGGCCTCGGCATGGTCCTTGATCGGGTCGTCAATGATGAGGATGTCAGCCCCGCGTCCCGTCAGGGAACCTCCGACGCCAACCGCCTGGAAGGATGAGCCGTTGGACAGCTTCCAGTTCGCCGCCGCTGCCTGTTCCGCGTCTTCCGTCACGTCCGGGAATACCGTGCGCCATTGCCGGGTTCGGACTCGTTCGCGGGCGCGTCTGGAATGCTCTTTGGCGAGGTCGCCGGAGTATGAGGCCAGCACGATCTCCACACCGGGGCGTCGGCCCATCATCCAAGAAGTCCACTCGACGGACACCAGCCGGCTCTTGCCGTGCCGTGGCGGAACGCTGATGACGAGTCGTCGGATGTCTTTCCCGAGTCGGTCCAGTTGCCACGCAATGCCGGCGACGAGAGGCGAGTAGGTGTACTCAGGATCGCAGAACTGGGCGTACAGAAGCAGGTCTTCGGAGGCAGACTTGGCGACGTAGTCCGCCTCACCGTCAGTGCGGATCAGAGAATCCGTTGCCATTCCCGTTCCCGTTGTGGTGTCCGTTGCCGTTCACCGATACCGGCGCACCGTCCACGAACCGCTTCCGTTCCTCCATGCGTTGGGCAATGCGCTTCTCCAATGCGCTTCCGAGTTGCTCACGGTCTTCCGGCGAGAACGTGACGCCGATGGGGCCGCCGCCGGCTCCCGTGTGTTCTATCTCCTGCTTCTCGCGGAAGTTGTCGCGGTCCCTGCACTTCAGCAACCACGCTGCCGCTTTCCAGTCTTTCCCAGCTGCCTTGCTCACCTTTTTGACCGCATCATCCACAAAATCGGACATCGCTGCCTCGAATTGGATGAGGAAATGCAGGCACCACTTTGCCCGCTTGCCTAGCTTCTCTCCTTTTGCAACAGCTTCCCTTGCTGCTGATCCCTCGGTTTTCCACATGTGCCACGTCGTGTAGGACACACAGAACGTGGCACATGCGTGCTTGATGGGAACGCCTTTCCGAACGCTGTTCAGGATCTCGGCAACGATTGCGTCGCTCTTTGTGTTGCCGGGTGGTCGTCCCCGGCGCGTGTCGAAACCTTTCCTGCCTGCCATGGTGGACTATTGGTCCGCCTACGGGTTCCGCGTCAAGATGCCGATTGCGACTCCTCCCCCTTGGGTGGCGTGTTTCGTAGCGGATATTGCGACGGTGAGTCGTTCATTCCGCTGTTCGACAGCAGACCCAGTGCCTCTTCCCACGTGCGTCGAAACTCCACGCGAGGAAGCCAGTGAAAGATATTCTCGCGGTATCCAACCACGATCACGCGCACACCCCGAGCGAGAGCGATTCCAAACTCAACGTGCCTTCCGCCACGGTTTGCCCTTGAGCGCGGCGGCTCCGTGAACGAAATCACGATCTCGGCCGCGTTCACGTCATCCCAGTCGTCCTGAGCAAATTTCGATCGCAAGACAGCGGCCTCCAAGCTGGTGCCCCCCTCGTCGCCCTCCACCAATGCCTCGCCCGATTCGCCGATCGGGGCACCCGCGTCGGAAATCTGATGACCGCCATCCAGCCATCGCGCCTGAACCAGAAATCCTAGTTGGCTGAGTTGGTCACGGTAGGCGGCAAGCTCTTCGCGCCGGCTGTATCGTGATGCCAGATAAATGGGTCCCTTCATGTCGAACAAGTAGTTGCTGCCAACCGCTGGGGCGGTCAGCGTTTCTCCTCAGGTTGATCGCCATCCGCCCCAGCGGTGGCAGAGCTTTGGGCGTTCGGCGACTCAGCCTCGCAGAAATTCATGGGTTTTTTCACACGCGACGCCTTCCATCAGTTCAATGTCCACTGCGGTTACGATTGCCGTGGTGTGCGGGTGGCAGTTTTCGTTCATCCACTTGATGAGCGGTTTTGCGGCTTCGAGCATTTCCGCCGATTGTTCTTTTGTGACTGTCATAGGTGTCTCCGAACCAGTAGATGCTGCCAACCGCTGGAGCGGTCAGCCTTTGTTTGTGTTCTCCGCGCCATCCGCTCCAGCGGTGGCAGATCGCTCCGCGTTCGGCGACTCGGTCATGAGCTTTCCAACTACCCACGCCATCGCCGCTTCAACCGTTGGAAATCCAGGTCGGATACCCAGTGACCCTTTGCGCTCGTCCCTGATCACGACATCCCCAGGCTCTCCTCGGATTGCAAACATGCGGCCAGCGTCTCCGCAGACATCCCAGTGGCCAAAGTTGCGACGTTGAACCGTAAACCATAGCACCGCCGAACCATGGCGTCCTGCCAACGGGGCCGGGGTTGGGGTCTTGGAGTTGGTGGCACTCATCGTCCGGCCTCCGTGGCAGACGGCGAGGCGTTCGGCGGATACTCAAAGTCGAATAGGTCTTCCCTGCCGCCGTGCTTCAGCACAACACCTACATCAGTTTCCCCGATGTCCACGCTGATTTTCATGTCCCCATGATCGATCGTAAGGAGCCAAGTCCCATCAGCGGTTGCCGCAAATCGAGCCGAGCCAGAAGCGTTCGGCGACTTGTCCGACTCCGTGGATTCCGGAGGTTGGCTGTCATTCATGCGCAAAATGGTGAGGCACTCGAATGCGTCGTTGAACGCGCACGCTCGGCCGTTGAAATAGGCGCCGCTTTTTTTGTTCGCTTCGACGGCTTCTCTGTTGAGCCAATCTTGGAATCTGTCCAGTTGTTCGGAGGTCATACTCGGTTGGTGCGACGGTGATTCGTTCATTCCGATGTTCGGCGACTGAGCTTTCACGACGGGGGTATCTTCGATTACCAGCCACGCCGGGCCTTTGGTTGATTTGTCGCGCCCTACGGTGATGCGTTTCCCTTCCGCCAGATAGATCACATGCGGGCCTTTGGTTCCACTGCCAACGTAGGTGATGGCTGATTTTACTCCCGTCGCCGAACCAGCCCGTGCAATTCGTTTCATAGTGGCTTGGGTGAGATTCGTTGAACGATCCAATGATGTCGGCTGCGTGTCGTAACCTGAAGCTCTGCGGTGTGCGTGTTGTTTTTGACGAATCCCGAGACGATCTTCCATGCCCTGGCCGGCTCCATCCGGGTCATCGCCCGAGGCATTGCGTTGACGGCATCGACGATCTCCATGATCGACTTCGGTTTGCCGTCGAAAAGCACGTCCTTGACCTGTTCTCTCTGTGCGGTTTCACGTTCCTCGCGGACCTGCCGTTTGATGATCCCCTCGCGTTGCCGTTTGGTCAGCGGCTTCTCGGTGACGATTTCCGATGCCTTGAATGTCCATGGCTCTGGTGATCCGACCCGCAGAACCTTGACGGCTCCTACTTCGGGATACTCGCGCAGCAACCGCACCGACTCGTATCGGTCGCCGCGCTTGAGCCACACCGTTTTCATAACGTGAAGAGCGTCGCTTGTTCGGATTCGGATTGTGCGAGGTACGCGCACGCCTGGGTGAAATAGGACGGCTTGAGTTCCGTCCCAATGAATCGCCGCCCCAGTTTGATGGACTGGTAACCCTCAGATCCGATGCCCATGAACGGCGAGAACACCGTGTCTCCCGGGTTCGACCAAAGCACAAGGCACCGCTCAATAACGTCCAGTTGCAACGGGCAGATGTGCTTCTCGTCGTTGACGTCCTTGGCGCCTTCCCGATTGAGCGTGTTCGTTTGGCGGACTGTCGTCCAAACCGGGCTCGCCCATTCCTGCCACTGGCTGACCGGGAATCCCTCTGGAGTGTGTTCCACGGGGCTTTCGTTGTCGCCGGCATTGCGGAACACCAGCAGGTAGTCCGGAAGCCCGACTCGGCTCATGGTGGAGTCTTTCTTGAGCTGCTTGTGGAGAAGCCCGATGGACTTTGTCCGCTGCATCTCCGTAACCGGATCCTTCCAGATGGTGATGCGCGAGTGGTAGATGAACCCAGCGTCGACGTGGGCGCGGATGATGTCGCCGGGGAAGTCTCGCAGCCCAACCGCCCCGTGCTTCCATTTGAACGATGGTAGGTCGATGCAATGGACGCACGAAATCCGTCCCGGCTTCGTGATGCGCTGCATCTGTTTCACGAGGAAGCCATACTGCTCCATGAACTCCTCGTCGTTCGTGCAGTTCCCCATGTCCGCGATCTCCGACGAGTACGTATAGAGGTTGGCGAACGGTGGAGAGTAAACCGAGAAGTCGATGGATGCGTCGGGCATCTGGGCTGTGAAGTCGACACAATCGGCGTTATAGGCGGACCAAGACTTGCCGTGCTTGGCATTGTTGACGATCACTTGCTTATCCATGTTGGAAGTTCTGTTTTATGTTGGGGGTTGTACGGGATCTTGATTGCCTGCGTTCGGCTCCGGTCAAACTGAGCGAACCGCATCGCTTCGTTCATCTCCTGATGCGCATCCATCTTCTCACGGATCGCTCGCCAGATGCTTTGCTCCGATTCTGCGATAATGACATCGACGTGAACCGGACGCTTCTGTCCGAACCTCCAGCTTCGACGGATGGCCTGATAGAACGACTCGAACGAATAGGAGAGCGAAGCAAATATGACGTGATTGCAGAATTGGAAGTTCATCCCGAAACCGCAAATCGACGCCTTACTGACAAGCCTTGGAATCTTTTGTGTCGCGAATCGATCAAGCTTTTCCTCTTTTTCGTCCATTCCATCGGAACCTGAAACCTCCACACAATCATCGATTGCCTCTGCTAGTGCAGCGCTTTCGGCATTCGTCTCGCACCATACGATTGCGCTCTTCGATTCCATGGCCAGCTTGGCAGCAAGGCTGACCCGTGGCTGAAGTGTCTCGCGCTTGTCGGCGTGGATCTTGGTTGCCGACAATGAACCTCCACCGCTGAAGAGTAGGCCCTCTTCGATGTCCGGTTTCATCAGCGATTCCACGGTGTGGACCTTGTACGTCAACGGAGGAAGAGTGAACCGTTCGTCGTCGCCACCAGCATCGCTTGGCTTCTGAGCGCACGCTGCCCAGGTCGCCACCCATTCCCAGAACGGTTGCACGGCGTGCCCCTTCAAGCGCCATGTGCCCGTGTCGCTGGTGTCGTTGATGAAGAACCGCGCCAACATCTGGCTTTGCGGCATGACCCCGAGGAACTCGCAGTGATTCCCCAGCTCCATGTAATCGTTCGGGGCCGGTGTCGCGCTGCATGCCAACCGGAACGGGGTATTCTTGAACAGATCGCAGAGCATCCGGGTTGTCTTGCCTGAGAAGCTCTTGAGGATCGAAGACTCGTCGAGAACCACGCCGTGGAATTGAGTCACGTCGAACAGATGAAGCCGCTCGTAATTCGTGATCGTGATCGGGCAACGATCCAGTGTCGTGCCGTCTCGAGAGTGATGAATCATCAGCCCAAGCTTTTCGTGGCCCTCTCGGACGGTCTGGGGCGCGACAGCAACGGGAGCCAGAATCAAAACCTTGCCGGGAATGTGGCGTGCCCATTCAAGCTGACAGACCGTCTTTCCGAGCCCGGTATCAAGGAACAATGCCGCTCGCCCGGTCTGCAATGCCCACTCCGTTACGTTGCGCTGGAAGTCAAAGAGCCCCTGGTGAAGCTTTGGTGGAGTGATGCCGGTCTGCTGTGCCTTAATCGTTTTGCGTAGAAGGAAAGCCGCGTACTCAATCTTTGCCTTGTTCTCTTTTTCTCTCTTGTTCATACAGTTTCTCCTGCCTCCGGTTCACCGTGAACGGCAAGTGCCGATCAAGCTTCCCGCTCGCCATCAGTTCCCGATACCGAGCGTTCATCCGTGCCTGCCATCCCTTCGCCTTCGGAGGTTGTTCCGCCTCGCCCTGTCGTTGTTTTGGCTTCGGCATGGTGATTTTTTGCAATGAAATCATCTACCATTGATTTAGCAAGCGCCCTGTCTCCTTTTTCGACGGCTCTGATGGCATGCGAAACCGTGGCGTGATCGTGGCGATTGAACGCCTTGGCAATCTGTCCGAGCGTGTGGTTGCCCGACTGCTTTGCCAGCCACATTCCCAACCTCCTGGCCCGGTCGATGTCCCCGTGATCCCGGATTCGGCTGATGATGTGCTCCCGTTCGACCCGGAACATGATCGCGACGTAGTCGATGATGGAATCAAGGGACGTGTCCCTGGGGTTCACCTTCTGACTTCGATGATCGCAGAGGGCATCGACCAGTTTGGCCAACTGATCCACCCGGAACTTGATCTTGTTGACGGCGTTTTCGAGGCGTTCGATCCGCTCGTCGTTGGCCTGTTCCTTTTTCTTGGCCTCCCCGTCGACGCTGAACCGCTTCACGGTCTCAGGCTTGACTGCCATCTGACGAAGTAAGCTCACAGCTTACCTCCCAAGATCATGATCGTCGCCAGAACCCCGGACAGCACTCCCAGCAAGAATCCGATGGTGTTCGCCAACGCTCGATTCCGATCTAGTGCGCCGTTTTCCCGTGCCCACTGGTTGATCTCCACCACGGCAACGATGAGTACTGCGATGCAGACCATCACGTAGCAAATCATCGCCCACCTCCGTCCGGCATCCGGCTGCGTTTGCGCACGGCGATCAGTTCGCGGATCTCGTCGGTGACCTTGGCCAGTCGCATCGACGCCACCGCCAGCTTTTGGTTGTCGATCTCGCGTTGCGCTTTCTCCCGGCGCAGTTCGCACAATTCCTTGTACTCGTCCGATGTCAGCATTGTTCCCATGTTCATCCTTTCTTGGTTGTGATCATTACGATTGTCCCGTGCGGTTTCGGCCCTACTTGCTGCCGATAAATCCACTCTACCCGCTCGTCTCCGTCGTCGATTCCGAGGCTTTCGGCGATGGCATCCCGGAGAGCCTTGAACCCGCCTGCGAGGTTGTCGTCGTCGAGTCGCTTCTGTCGTACGGCAACGAGCGTGACTTGGGCGCGAGTGCGATTCGTACCGACTCTATCGTTCCGTGAAGGCTTTCCTTTCGGTTTCTCCACGCTTCCTTCGCCGCCTTGCTTCGCCGATGCCTTGCGCTCCAATGGTCGCGGCGGTTGCTCTCCGACACCGGACACCACGGCACCCACGCGACGAGTATCGGTTCGCTTGACCCATTCTCCGTTCCGTTCGACATACCCTAGGTCCTCCAGTTGTTTGCGGGTGAATGCGCTCATTTCGGCACCGTGTTCCATTGCCCAACCGCGCACAGCAACGGCAGTCCGTACCAAGTCCGATTGCGTGCCTCGGCGGGGTTCGCGTTGATCCAATCGTGGCCCTTCCGACTGACCGGCACCCAGAATTGCACCATGTTCAGCAACCGTCCGATCCGGCCCCGGGTGTGGTGAATCTCCGTGGCCTTCAGTTCCGGAAACACGGCGCATCCGGTGTAGGCCGTGAGGAAAAGCTTTCGCTTGCCGTGGTAAACGCGGAGCCGCTTCGACCGTTCCGCCGACACCTTGCGAATCGGTTTCCGTGATTTCACGCACCGATCTCCCGGATGAGTTCCGTCGTCGTCAGTCCGAGCCCCTTGGCCAACGCCTGTAACGTCGACAACCGAGGGTCCGATTCTCCCGACTCAATGCGGCACAACCCGGAAGGCGTCATCCCGCCAGTCTTCGCCACGTCCGCGAGGCTCTGCTTTCCTCGGAGGACTCGCAGCTTTGCGCCCATCGCCTTCATTTGCTTTTTTGTCATACGCTTCGTTTTCTGTTCTTCCGCCATTCGTCGTGAATCTGCTTTTTAACGATCTGCCACGCGACTCGGTCCGCCTGTTCGATGTGCTGGCATTGATATCGCGGCCCTGGCTTGCATCCGATCTCCAGAGCCGGACGGCATTTCATCTCGAAATACTCACACCCGCATTCCCCGTTCCCGCCGTAGTTCATCAGGTCCACCCGATGCCGGATGTGCGGACGGCTGGCGCTTTGGACAAGGAACACCAAAGTCTCGCCCTCCAACGGTTCCACTTTGGCCACGTTCCTGGAACCGCACGAAGACCTTCTTACCGGCCCGGGTTCCGATGACGATGAAGATGGCGTTGATTGCGCTGACGATTTCATCCCGCATCCTCCCAGCCGTTTCCGGGGTCACCGTGACCCAAATCTTGAACGTCCACTCGTTGTGTTCCTTGGCCTTGATTGAGTCGAACATCCAACCCAATTGCATGAGCATCGTCTGGAGAAGATCGACGGTGGGCGTCGGGTCCCACTTCGTGTCATTCCTGAACTGCGTGAACGGTTCCTTCTCCGCGCCGTCATCCATCACGTCGTCCAATCGGAATTGAGTCTTCAACTGGCCGAACACGGCATGCCCGATGACTCGAAGGCAATCCGCCATTGCGCCGCGCTTTCCGATGAGCCGTGCAGTGTCAGCCGCGTTGCATCGGATCACCACGTCCACGGCTGCGATTGTCTTTCTGGTGATCACATGGAGGTCATCCGGTCGAAGCGCCATCGCCTTGACCAGCGACTCAAAGAATTGGAGAGCCGATGCAACGCGTGGGTTCATCAATCAGATCCTCCTTCCGGTGCCGATGGTGTTGGTTCGGGTTCTGCCTTTCGCTTCTTTGCCCGCTTGGGTTTGCACGGAGGCTTGATGTTTGGAGGAATGATCTGGTCCGGTCGGAATATTTGCGTTTGCTCGGGCGGATCAATCTCAGACTCAACCGAGTCCGACGTTGCCTTCGCGGCAAACTTGATGCGGGTCGTCGCCTTGACAGGCAACTGGCTCTCGTCAATCCGACACGTGAACGTGATCGTGAGAGACGATGTCGTTGACTCATTGAGCACGCGCATGATTCGCGTGTCGTGGGCATCCCACAACGCTTCCGCGTTCGCGAGAAACCGTTTCTTGGCTTCGTTGAGTTCTGCTGGCTTGGCCATGTTTCCTTTCGTTGGTTACACCGCGTCCGGATATGGCAACGCCGGTTGCGGCACGGGTTTGTCCTGTTGGTCCACCTTCGGCCAAAGATCCATGCGCTGATGGAATTTGTTGAAGGCAAGATTGATGTCGATGCCACTGATGCCGTCCCGCTGCTTCGCAAGCAGCATCTTGACCCTGCACGTGCCCTTGATGTCCTCGTCCTCCAAAACCGTCGCGTCCGTGGTCGGTCGGTACAGCATGAGAACGACGTCGGCATCTTGCTCGATGGACCCAGACTCGCGGAGGTCGGAAAGCTTTGGGCGAAGGCCGGAGTTCTTATCGGACTCTCGGTTCAGTTGGCTGGCGACGATCACGGGGATGTTTATCTCTTTTGCTAGTGCCTTCAGTCCTCGGCTCACTTCCGAAACTTCGGACTGTCTGTTATCTGAGGACTTCTTACCGATCCCAGCGACGAGTTGCAAGTAGTCAATGAAGACCGCCTGTATGCCGTACTCTCGAACCATGCGACGGACGCCGGCCCGAATGTCACGAATGTTCAACCCGCTGGCACCGTCTAGAAAGATCGGTGCCGTCGCCATCCGCGCCGTGGATTCGTTCGCCTCGTCCCAATCGGATTGCGACCACTCCGCCACCCTCCTGGCATTGAGTCGGGCATCGGCGCAGATGATCCGAGTCGCAACTGACTTGGGCGAGTTCTCCAAGGTGAAGATCCCGACCGCGATTTGCCGCTCAAACGCGAGGAACCGAGCCACGTTCATGAGCCATGCCGTTTTCCCGGTCGACGGGCGTGCTCCGACAATGATCAGTTCCCCGCCCCGGAACCCTTGGAGATGCCGGTCCAGGTCATCCCAACCGCTCGGCAGTCCGGACAACCCTTCCCGTGCATCCTCCAGTTGTTCGATGGCGAGGTTGGCCAGTTCCCGCCCGCCGAACATATCGTTCCGGCCCGTTGTCGTGTCACGGACCGAGTGAACCTTGGCCTCGGCTTGGTCGACGAATGCGTCAATCTCATCGGTCCGCGTCCATAGTTCCGTCGTGATTGATGAACAAGCATCCAGCAGTTTCCGGAGCTTGAGCTTTTCGAGGACCTGCCCGACGTAGTGCGGCAGGTTGGCGGCGGACGGTACGGACTCCGTGATTTCGATGAGGTAAGGCAACCCGCCGATTGCCGCAATCTGGCCCTCGTCGCGGAGCCGTTGTTGGACCGTGATGAGGTCGACCGTCAACCCGTTGTCGTACATCGTGACCAGAGTTGACCCGATGACTTGATGCCGGATGTCGTAGAACGCTCCTGGGCCGGGTATGACGCGCCGCAGGAAGTCCGGGATGCATCGCATGGGGTCCAGCATCATGCAGCCTAGAACGCCACGTTCCGCGTCGATGGCGTGTGGTGGGAGACGGTCGGTCATGCGAAGCCTTGATCCTTTCGGACAAGCACCCAATGACCGTCGCCTTGTCGCTGGTACTCCGCACCGTAAAGCGGAGCCATGAAGTTGATTCTCCAGTCATGGTCAGGATCGTCCTTGGCTGCATCTTCGGCTTTCTGTCCTGTCCAGTAACAATCCCAATCGGCTCCGGACCTTTCCGCCTCGGATTCGCTCCATACAGTCGTTCCGTTTTTCGTCACAACGACTTCGCCAAAACCGACCGCCAATACTCGCCCCATTTCCAATGTCTCATGAGCACCGCAACCGCACGTGAGACACGCAACCGAACCTTGTATGGCAGGAAGTTTTGAGAAGCTCATGCCATGCCTTTCAGCGCTTCCGACCGTCTCTGGAAATCCTCGCGCATCTCCACCGTGACGGCGTTTCGGTCGTAGCTCGCCGATGCCGGGTTGCCGGGGTGGTTGCGAAGGGATTCCTCTTCGATCTGCTTCACGCGCCACCCCGGTAACGCGCTCTTGGTTTCTCCAAGCGTCATCCATCCGTTTCTGATGGCATTGTCAACGATCTCGAAGGCTATGACTTCTGGAAGAGACTCCAAAACTCCCAAGTCGATCCTGAGCTTCTCGCATGACATCCGCATCCCAACGTGGTCACGCCATCGTTTGGCAATTGCCGCCATCGCCGGGTCCGACTTGCACCGTGGATGCGCGTCGATGATCTCAGCGAATCGGCTCTTCTGTTTCGCGACGCCTACCGCGACGAGTGGCCGGTTGCCTTTGATCGCGTCGATTGCCGCGTCGAGTTGTTCCTTCGTGGCCGTTGCCACGAGCTTGCATAGGGTTTGAAGCGGGGTCATGCGAAGTTCGGTTTGCAGTTTTCACGCACCCACGCCGCTTGTTTCGCTTGAGCGGCGGCCCTTGCGGCGGCCCATGCGGCGTCCCATGCGGCGTCCCATGCGGCGTCCCATGCGGCGGCCCTTGCGGCGTCCCTTGCGGCGGCCCTTGCGGCGTCCAGTTCCTCGTCAGTGGCTTGCCCGTTGGCGTGTCTTTCGGCGACATCCAAAGCGGCAATGCTCCGAGCGTCGGGCATTAGGTGCTGGACTTGCCTCGCTGCCCATACCGCGAGCAACCTCAATTCTCGATCCGTCAGAACCCCTTCCCGTGTCGCAACCCACAAAAGCCATTCCGGTTTCGCCGTGGCCCATACTTCGGCCATGGTCTTGCAGTTCGCGACCGCCCACGACTGGCCTTCTTCGCATGCGTCGTGTTTTGCGCAGAAATCTAGAATCGTGATCACTAGGAGTTCTCCTCGTTGAGGTTCACAACCATCAGCCGGTCGTCTTCGAAGGCGCGGTAGTCGTCCGCGTTGGCGTCCATGATCACGAAGTTGGAGACGAGTCCCGTCTGCGTCAGGAACAGCATCCGATTGATCACGTCGATCTTCATGCGCGGCGCCAATCGCCCGAACTCGTCGAAGATGATCACCTTGAGCTTGGCCTCCTGGCACAGCACGAACGCCAGCCCGGCGAACGCCAGCAACCGCTCGGTGCCGGACCACGATTGCCACGGGACGGTTTTCCCATCCGCCGCCATGACCAAGTCGCCATCGTCGAACCGAATGGAACCGCGCAACAGTCCTTCCGTGAACGCCCCAGCGTTTTCTAGGATGCTGTTGAACGCTGCCTCGGTCTTTTGCGCGACGTGCGCCGTGATCGCTTCCCGGATCAGCTTGGACGTCTCCATGTCGCACCGCACCCGGATCAATTCGGACTCCGCCTTGTCCCGGGCCGTCCGCGCTTTGAGGCTCTGTTCGTAGGCGCCGCGCCTCGCAGCTAGATCCTCGTATTCCTTAGACGCCGCTTCCAGTGCGCCCGGTTCCGGTGGCTGGATCTTCGGCTTGGCCAACAACCGGATGGCGTTCTCCAGTTTTGCTTTGGCCTGCGATTGCGCGGCGATGGCCCGTTCGGAAGTGAATAACGTGACGCGCATGTTGGCCAATTTCTTGCGTGCCAGTTCAAGTTCATCAAGCGACTGAGAAAATCCAGTTTTGGCCAGTTCCAACGTTTCACTCGCAACCTTGGCCGTCGCCTTCGCTTCCTTCAGGTCTTTCCGTCCTGCCTTCGGCTTCTCCTGTCCGCACGTGGGGCACGTTGTCGCCGATGATGCGTCCAGTTCTCGATTTGCCGCATCGTGGTTCTTCTGCGCTTGATGCTGAGTCTCCCGTGCTTCGTTGACGCGCTTCTCCGCAAACTCCACCACGCCTTCGAGAACCTTGATGTTCTCGCGCAGTTCTTCCGCGTTCGGTTTCGGATCGTTCTTCGATTCGTCGTCCTGATACTGCGCCACGATCTCCTCCGATTCGTGCCGGTCGCCTTCGTTCTGCAACGCCGCGTTCTCTTGGTCCTGCAACGTCTTCAGCTTCGCCGATGCGCCAGCCAGTTGGACATCGGTCGGCGGGGCATCCGCGAACACTACCGACGCGCTCCCGGTGATGGTCGCCGTCAACCGTTCAGCCTCTACCTTCTGCTGTTTCTCGATTGCCTTCGCAAACTCAAGGAACTTAGCCACACCTTCGACCGCTCCATGCTCATCAAGGAAAGCTTGGAGTTCCGCCTTGTGCCTTGCCTTCCGCGTGTCCGCAACCGACCCAGGCATCGGCCACTCTTTCACCGTCGCCAACGCGAGGTCGTAATCCACCGCGATGCCGCCAGCGCACGCGAGGATCATCTGTGCCCGCGCTTCCTTCGTCAGACTGAAGAACGACTCCGGGTCCGCCAACAGATCGGGAAGCGCCACGTGCGCGGGGACCGATCCGGACTTGCTGACCGTCCCCTTGTTGTTCTTCGTCCACGTCAACGACCACGTCTCCGTTGCCGCTCCGTCGCTCGCCTTCGCCGTGACGCTGACCACGGGCTGTCCTCCGCTCAACGCCTCCCATGTTCCTGCCGGCGTCTTCGGGATCGGCGCCCCAGCGTTTCCGGTGAGCGCAAGGCGGATCGCCATTCCTCGCGCCGTCTTGCCGGTGAAGTTGTCGCCGACGAACGCCGTCACTGGCGCCAGTTGATGCGCAAACGATCGGCCCTTGATGTTCTTTCCTTCGATGTGTGTTAGGTACATGTGATCTTGTTTCGATTTTCGGTGTTGTGGTTTCGGGTTCTAATTACCTTCCGGGGATCAGACGGTTGATGTGGTCTTCAATGCTCTTCGCCATTCCCTGCTTAAGCGCCGCTTTGAATGACGCGACAACCTCAGATACGCTTTCGCGTAGAGCTTTCTGGAATTCCTCTTGTGCCACCTTTCGCATGACTTGCTCCGCTCTTGTGCTGCCGCCGTAACTGGTCGGTTTTCCATCCTCGCTGACTTTAGTTTCCCAAAACACAAGCGCCTTGTCTGCGAGCTGCGCCCTGATCGTTGTTGGTTCTCCAGTTTTCTCGCCCCAGATGTCAACCGGAGTGACTTTCTCCCGCATGATCTTCTCCATCTCACTGAAGAGTGTCGCTTCGACAGTAGTGACAACCCGCGTTTTCACTACCTCCTCGATTCGCTCTCGAAGCACTTTGGCAGCTCGTTCGTAGATTTCACTGGCGTCTCCAAACTCATCCGCAAGTTTTGTCGCGGCGAGGTTAAGGATTTCATCTTTTCCGATACCGAGTTCAGATATGTCCATAGTCTTGGTTCGTTATGTGTTTGGGTTGTGATCAGAACGGGACATCGTCGACTTCGCCGCCTTCCGCAGCCAGTTCTCCCGGCGACACTCCGCTCGCGTAATCATCCGGAGGCTCGGTCATCTGCGACGGTGGGAGCGGTGCCGGGGCCGGTTGGGACGGTGCGGACGGTTTCTTCCAGACCGGAGGCGTCGCCGGGGCCGTGACAAGCTTGCGGTTCAGTTCGATGTAGAACGCCGTCGCTCGCCGTTCGATCTCATCGGGCTCCATGGCGTACCCGGTCTCATCGTGGATGACATCGGCTACTCGAATCGCGGCTTGCTCGCAGCGGATGCGCAGATTGATCTGCCGGTTCAGCACCGTGTTGACCTCGCTCCAATCGCCAGCGGGCTGCGGTGCCGTCTGTCGCGGTGCCGGTGCCGGTACCGTCTGGCGCAACGATGCTGGCGCTGGTACGCGGTACAGCGGGGCCGGTGCGGGTCGTTCCGGAGGGATCGGAGTCGGGGCAGGCGCGTGGCCAGACACGGGGCTGATGTCGGCGGCTTTGTTGACTTCGACCTGCGGGGTTTCTATGCCCTTGGATTCGTAAAGGGCTCGCTTCAATCCGGACAGACCTTTTTGCGTGTCGGTCGATTCAAATATGAACTCCGAACCGATATCCTTGGCCGTGTAGTTGTCGCGGTTCCAAAGCTTCGCTTCGATAAGTCCCGTACCGTCCTTGAGCGTGATCAACTGCATCGTCCATGCGCCGTTCGCACCATCGCCGCTCCTCTGGTTTTGGACTTTTGCAATCTTGGCGCGGAACCCGGGGATGATCTCCCCGACTCCCATGTTGAGGAGGTCTTGAATACTGATCATTCGTGCCATCGTGCTTTCTTTCTCTTGCTGTCGTTTTTGTCGGTTGCGTGAATCCCAAAAGACCTTGGCCGTTGAACGGTTGGCCAGCCGTGAGAAGAACCGCATGGCTCAGCCTCGCGGAACTTCGATGGAGTCGTAGTCAGCCCGGGCCTGCCGAAATGCGCATCGGATTGCGAACTGTTCCTCGGTCGACGCGCATCGGTAGATCGTCCGCACGAATGCGCTGATCATGTGACGGAGAGTCGTGTAGGCCGTCGCGGAGTGCGGGTTGCCGGGCTTACGGGCCAAAGCTCCAAGGCGGAGGTAGGCGAGTTGCTGGGCGAATCGGGCGGAGGGGAGCTTGTTCATCTGGTGTCTGGCGTCTCTTTTAGGCGTGGTGTTGCGAGTTGTCAAACACTGATCGCGACAAATCCGACCCGTAGCGGCATTACCCGAGCGAAGACGAGTTGCGTCCGGCTCTCCGCAACGATCTCGTCCACCGTCATCGTCACCGGATGGAACCCAAGCTTGGCGAGCTTGGCGCGTTCCTGCGCGTCAAACCACGTCGTCAACTGCTCCGGAGTCCTGAACCCGCAGCCCATGTTGCGACCACGGACCCGGGCGAGGACCTCGGTCATGTCGAAGTCCTCCATCAGCGACGGGCGGTCCGCCCACCTTGGATCGCCGATCCATTTCTCGGTCAGTCCCGGGCGGAACGGGCCGCGTCCGTCGGCGCCTTGGATGCGGTAGATTCTCATGGCGTGAACCTCCTAAACTGTATCACCCACACCCACGGGTCAGCGTCCCATGATCCGGATCCGTTGATGGATTCCCAGAGTTCGCGGTAGGCGCCCGATGCCGTCATCCACGGCAACGCCTTAGGATCGTCAGTCGCGAACCAGCAGGAGTCTCGGTAAACGACTCCCTCGGCCATGGCGTCATCTTCGCTGATTTCGATGAGCCTCTCCACGCGCACCGCTTCAATCTCCATCGTGATCCGGGAGGCCCAGCGAGGCATGTGGATTGAAGGCGTGCATTTGTCGATGACGTTTCCGTCAGCGTCGACGTAATCAACAAGACTTCCATCAGCCGCGTAGTTTGGGGCATACCCTTCACCTGTTTCCCAGTTGGTGGTTTGGTCATTGTAGCCTTCCGCGTAGAGGGGTTGGAATGTCTCCCTCACCCAAAGCCTGTCGCCGGGGACGCCGTAGGGGCAGTGAATGATTCCGCCTGTTTCATCAGGTAGGACGCAGTCAAACTCGGTCTGCCCGTGGTATGAGTGAATTCGCTTGGCAGCTACGGCGAGGGGATGCTTCGCCACACGGCGCGTCTGAGTCTTCCGGCCTTCGAGGATGGCGCGGACCATTGGGCCGCTCATCAGAATTGGGCGCTCTTTCACGGCTTCATCCTTTCAGTTTCTCGAACACCGCCAGCGCCTTGCAGTCCTGA